CGTTGCTCAGGCGATTGCCATTGAGTTGTTAGGTTGTCCGCTGCTGATTGGTTCTCGATCTTGAGAGCGAGCTGCATTATACGAGCCCACGTCGGCCCGAACGAAAGCGAGAGTCGAGTTACCTTTTTTGTAAATCTCGCTTCGAGCGTTTTCAAGGCCTCGCCTGATACATTATTTCCCGTATCGATCGAAAAGAAATGCAAAGGCGTACCTGATACGCGAGCCATTTCGAGGCGATACGAATCAGCGACTTTTAGAAATTGCTCAAGATCCGTCGCGTCGAAATCTCCGAATTTCGTTTTCTCGTTATCAGTTGCCCAAAGTCGATCAGTTCCGGCCTTAAACGGCGCGCTCGATTGTCCTGTTACCTCGTCTGTTACGATCTCAAGGCCTGTCGCCCATCGCTGACGAAAAGCCGAGAATTCCATCGCTACGAGCTTGTCACAAATCGTTTTATTGAGAGCATCCTGCAAAGGTATCGCGTCGCGTAAAACAGGCTCGGCCTCGAATTTGAACATCGGAACTGTCTGGTAAGGGTTCGTAGTAATCGCCTCTTCTGTCTCGCTTATTAGAGGCGTAAACTGCGCGGCCTTGAGCTCGCCTATATTACCTGTCTTTTTAGGCGATTGGTATTTCTCGATTCGATCGGCGTAATAGAGGTTAAGGCGATAGACGAGATCCGGCGTGCGCCAGAGCTTGCAACCGAATAGAGGCTCTTCGGTTTCCTCATCCTCGACGAGGCCACAATTTAGCGAGTTTTGCAGATAGAGTTTTGCTACGCCTAAGGCGTCAGGCCAGACGATCAAAAAGGCCGAGCCCGTTTTCAAGGCCTCGATATGCGTATTAACAGAAACGAGCTCCATCTGCGAATGTTGCCAAAGTTTCCACGCGTTATCGTCTGTCCCTGTCGAGCCGTCAGCCTGATTGTTATCAGAGGAAAAGTTAATTATTTCCATTCGATCAGCAGGCGAATCGACGACGACAGGACAGAGATTATCTCGCATTGTTTGAAAGATCTGCCCGAAAGTATTTCTAAATTTTTCAGTCGCGAACATCAAGGCGTGTTTGCCGTCGTAGTAATTCGAGTAGCGTCTGCGATCGTCTTGATCTTTACAAATTTCTAGTAACGCGGTTTGTATATCTTGATTTGGCATAGCAGTTTTTAAAAGCTGTAAAAGCGGCCCTTTGTTTGATTAAAGAAAAAGGAAGCATAGCGCCCTGCATCAAGGCAATGGTCATCAAATTTGATAACTTCGTCAAGTAAAGAGCCGACCTTCCCCGTTATCTTGCCTGTCTTGTCGGTTTTCCACGAATAACGCTTGATCTCGCGTAAGAGGTTCGAGCTCTCGCTATGTATGCGTAAAGGCTTTGATTTAACGAAATCGATCGTGTCTTTTACGATCTTAAAGGCGGGCTGTATCTTAAAGCCCGCTCGCGAGATTTCCTCGATACGCTGCGGCTCTGCGGCGTCTGCAATGATCTTTTGGCCTCGCAGCTCAGGAATTCCTTTAAGAGCGTCGATAAGATCGGCGTTCGTAAGTTTCGACTGATAGAGCAATTCTCGCCAGTAAAGCGTGTTGTCGTAGAAAGTAACCTCGACGAGAGCCGAAGGATTGTTAAAACCGAAGTCGAGCCCGTACACCGTTTGCCCTTTGTTGTAAGGCCAATTTGCACCCGTTTGCTCTCGCCAATGCGACCAAATTCGAGTACCGCCGAAGCCGATTTGACCGAGCCCGTAAACAGTCCAATATTCGTCGTCGCTATCCTCTAAGAGCTCGATCTCGCGAATTAGCTCAGGATCGAGGAAAGGATTGTCTTTATACGTCGTGACGTGCATTTCGCAATCCTCGCGAGTCTCTACGTCGTCATACACCCACGAATAAGGCTCGCTTGGGTTATAGTCCATTACAATCCATCGCTTTGTTCTAAAGGCGAGCTGTCGAAAGGCGTCGAGCGTCGTCTCGTTTACCTCATTGATAAAAACGTCGTCGCGCTTTCGCCCTCGAATTCGAGCAGATTCTGAGAGGCCTATAAACTCAATAAGATTGCCGTTTAGCGTATATTCGTTACTCGTGCGATTATGATGTTTTTCCTCATAGAGGCCGAGCGTATCGAGGATCTCGAAAAAGTCACGCATTGCCGAGGCCTTGAGAGCGGGCATCGTCTGGCGAGCGATCGTCAGCGTCTTTCCTGTCTCTTCGAGATAACGAAATACAAACCAAAGCAGAACATTGTAGGTTTTGCCTGAGCGCGTACCGCCTCGAAGCGATGTAATGCGCTTTTTAGCTTTCGAGAGAATATCGAAAACGACATTACTCTCGATCTCGATCTCGATCGGTTTTGGTGCTGTCGTCGTCATTCTTAACTATCCTGACGGTATATCGTCGAGGAATTAGATCGCCGCCGTCTTTGCCTTGCAATTCGATCTCCTGTCGCGCCTTCCCTTGCGTGCGATCATTGATCTCTTTTATCGCTTGAATATTCCCCTTGATAACGCCTTCATAGACGAGGCGAGCTGCGCCCGCGTCAGCGATCGTCGGGCGTTTAATATGCCTGCAAAAAATCCGAATTCCTTTAAGCTCGAAAACCTCTTCTGGCGCTTGTCGCTTGAGTAAGGCGAGCATTTGAGTTGTGATATTTTTCGAGCCCTTGGGCCTGCCTTGAGGATTGCCAGACTTGCCCTTTTTGAATTGATGATCTCTTATATCCTCGGAGCTCATTTTGTGCTGTTATCGTGCTGTATTTCTGTTGCTTGAGCGTCTATAAGATCGCCGTCAAAGACTCGGCAAAGCTGCACGGCGAATTCCCAATCTTTCATAACTTGAGCGACGCCTGAGAGCGTATCGATAAGCGAGATCAATTCGTCGCGACTTAGCTTGCCCGTAACAAAAAGGCCAACTTTTACTTTAAGCTCTGCGTCCTGTTCGAGCGTAATATTTACAGACATTTTTTAATTCCTCGATCTCCCTCGCAGTAGATCGCTATCGTCTGCGTGGTGTATTAACTTTCGAGCGAGCGTGCGGGCCTGATCTGCTGAAAAAATTACGTGGTGGGCTGTATCGTCGTCAGTTGCCGGAAAACTGATCACCACTTCGAGAGTTTCCTCGTCGAGGCCTATTTCGAGATAGCCTGTTATCTTGTCGCTCATTCTTTGCTCGTGCTTACTATGTAATTTTTATCGCCGCCGCCGCCGATAACAAAAACGCGACGATACCCGACTAAATAGCCCGCCGCTAAAATGTCGCTCTGCGTCGGCAGTTCTGCGATATCGACTCCGGCAGGCCCGTATTGATCGATAAGCTCGAAAACTGCCTCTAAGGTTTCATCATCAATTCTAAAGATGTTATTACTCATATTTTTATCAATTCAGCCGAGCCGCCGCCGCACTCGTCGCAGCTCCAAACGAGCCGCCCATCCTCTTCATAGGCCGAAGGCTGACAATCGCAGCAGGCGTTTTCCTCTTCAAACCAATCGAAAGCGACGCGAGATCGACCGCCGTTTTTCTCGATCGTCATTTCCGAGCCTGCTCTCGTTCGATATTCGCCGTCTGGTAATTTCATTTTATTGCTATCCATCCGGCGAAGTTCATCCAACGCCAAAAGCAATCGATCTCGGTAAATCCTGCGTTATGCAAAAGCGACTCATTCCACGACGCGGTTAAAGGAACTAAAACGCCTTCGAGCGAGAGTCGCTTTCGCTCGATCTGTTCCTCGGAATATCCGTGAGCAGCCTTAACGCTGTAATATTCGAGAATCATTTTTTTATCAAGATCCGCGCTCGCTCCGAGAACCTTTTCGACGAAAATAAAAGCGCCGCCGATCGTCAATTTTTTGTAAATGTCTTGCACGATTTTTAATCGATACTCGATCGGCGTAAATTGCAAAGTCAAGATCGAAAAAATAATAGAGGCCTCGACGTTAGGCAGGCCATTTCTTAGATCGTGCTTATCGATAGCAATATCAAAGCCCGACTCGATATAGTGTCGAAAACGTTTCCGAGCGGCCTCGATCATAGGCTCGGAGATTTCTAAGCCTAGATAGCGATTTGTTTTCGATCGTCGCGCGGCGATTTGAGCTAAGGCCTCGCCGCGTGATGTTCCTAGATCTAAGATCAATGTCGCGTCTTGAGCGTATCGAGTAGCTAACGAGACGCACGAATTACGCATAACGTCATACTGCGGAATCGAGCGCTTAAGCATATCGTCGAAAGCGTCGGTCACTTGCTCGTCAAACTTCCACGGCTCTGTTGGCGTAATTTGATCTTTAACGCCCGCACCGCAAATTAAACTTAGATCTTGCATAAAATCTCCTGCTCGATCGTCTTAGCTATATGAAACATCATTACTGGCGGTACTGATCGACCGAGGCGCTCCCATTGTTGAGCATAGCTGCCAGTGAGTTGAAAATCGTCAGGAAAGGCGCAGATTCGTTTGAGCTCGGCGATTGAGAATTTTCGCCTTTCGATCGGGTGCGTTACGCTCGCGAGGCTCGCGTTACCGCCTTCGGCTGTGATCGTCGGGCAACTATCGCGACGATCGACTTTGACGAGGCTAAAATATTTGTCGCTTTGCTCGCCTTCTGTTAAGGTGTCCCATTCTTTGCCGATCGCAAATTTCGAGATATCCGACTCACTTTCGACGACGAATTGGCCTGCTCCACCGCCTGCGATGATCGTAGGCGAAGGCGCTCCGCGATCGACGATCTCGCCTCGCATCGACGAATGCCCGTTTTTATTGCCTTGCCGAATCGTTACGGCCTCTACGACGTGCCGACCATTGCCGCCAGTATCGCCTGTCGTTACCGTAGGACACGGCAGCGAGGCGTCACGCATTCCCGGCGTTTTGCCTGATAAGAGCGTCGAGACTGATCGAATCCACGGTAAGGCGTCGTCAACTGAATAGCGATACTTTAACGGCGTCGGGTGCGTAGGTTCGAGCTTTAGATCGTTGCGAACACCGATAAAAATTATCCTTTGCCTCGATTGAGGAACGCCGAGCCATTGAGCATCTAAAAGTTTCGCCTTGACGTTATAGCCGCAGGCCTTTAGAGCTTTGAGGATCTCTAAAAAAAAGCCCTTTGCTGTTCCTTTGACGAGGCCCGAAACGTTTTCAGCGACAAAGACTTTCGGCTGTAACCCCTTAAGCAAGCGAGTAAATTCAAAAAATAGATCATCGACTCGCTGACTCGTATCTGAATATTTTTTGACCTTTCCCCACGTCTTTTCTCGCTTTCCGGCAGTCGAGAAAGACGCGCACGGTGGCGAGCCGTCTAAGATATCGATCTCGCCTTTCTTGAGGCCTACAGCGTCGAGGATCTCGCTCGGCTCAATCGTGCGAATATCTCGCGTATCTAAGATCGAAGTCGGATGATTCAGCCTGTAGGTATCGCAGGCAGCAGGAACAAACTCATTGGCCCAAATGACCTTAAAGCCCGCCATTCGATAGCCTAAGCACGAGCCGCCTGCTCCTGAGAACGTCGAGACTACCGACTTACCGTTATGCGGTAATTCGGTAATTTCGAGCATCGACGGTACTCGATATTCAGGTTTTACGATTGAGCTGCGTTTCATTTAGGCTTTCTTGCCGCTCCATTGATAGCCACATTTTGGGCATTCGTGCTCTGTATCGATCGCCTCGTCATACTCGTTAAAATCGTTAGGCGGCTCGATCGCGCTAGGCCAATCGGCCTCGACTCCCCACGATTCGAGCTCGTCGATATCCCAATCATCCTCTAAAATATCGAGATTCCACTCGCCAAAAGGAACATTATCCTTGATGATAAACTCGCGTTTTTGCTCGGCTGTTAGATCCTCTGCTCGACGCACCCACGATTCGGGAATTTCAAGATAGCCGAGGCCTCGAAGAGCGGCGAGTCGCATATTACCGCCGAGGCAGATATTCGCCTCGTCTATGATGATCGGGCGTAATTCGAGCATCTTTTCAAATTCGCGGATTGAGGTTCTAAGCAACTCAAGGCGCGAGGGCGAGATCTTGCGAGGGTTTCGCTCGTTCGTTTTAATATCGGTAATTGCGATCATTTTTATTCCATTCTCTTACGCGCTGTAGCCACGTTTGCTGTTTCCAAAATCGCTTTTTTGCTACTAGCCAATTAGTAGGCGGGAAGAGGCCCATTTTATTTTGAATACGAGCCCGAATGCGTTTAACGTCATCCTCGCGCGGCAAATAATGAAGGTTGTCCAATGCTACATAAAATTTACCGTCTATAGTTTTGAGCAAGTCGGGAAAAAACTTTTTCCATATTTCATAGGTCAAATAAATATCGTTATCGCGAGTGTCGAGATCGATCGCTAATAGTTTTAGAATTTTCGACTTTAGATCCTTGCTTTTCGCATTTCGCTTTACGTCGTCGCTGAATAAACTTCCTTGTGTTTGCATTTTTAACTACCTCACTTCAAAAAATACAATCCGAAAAAAATAGACGCGACGACGAAAGAGAGAATCGCCGCGAGGATCAAGATCAATGATTTATCGCTTTCGATCTCGCTCTCTCGATATGGCGAGATCTTGCAATGAAAACAAACCGACTCGCCGCCGATAAGAGGCAGGCCACAGGTTGGGCATTCTGCGTCGCGAATGTTGATAAATTTCGGCATTACTTCGTTGCTCGCTCTCTTTGCATTTTCGCGGCTGCGATCTCGACGTTAAGATCGCTCAACTGCTTGCCGAGGTTGTCGAGCTTTTGAGCGCTCGGCTGTCTCGATCGAAAGAGGCTCGCGAGGCTCTTCTTTAGCTTTCGGGCTCGATCTTGCATTTTCTCAAGGCTTTCTCGTTTA